CCTAGATCTCCTTCTCTATTCTTTCAATTTTGTTATCGTATAGATTCTTTATTCTATACATCTATATATTACTATATAGTTCAGACTATATCATCAACCTAGTGTATTTTTATTAATTGCCCTTTGGAATTTAATCCAAAGTTATGAAATATCATAGGTTGTTCGGCGCTCGTGTTAGGATTATTGGTAGACTCCTCACCTATTAGTCGTTGCTCCTTTGTAGTTACTGTTATGTCATTCACTACACTTGGATCAGGATTATCCCTTAGGACTTCCCCTGAATTAACCGAATTATTCGATGTAGATTTCTCTACAAAGTCCCATATATAACCTTTTGAAGTTTTAATTTTTTTGTTAGCTGCTTTAGAAATAACAGACTGATGTATATTAAAATACTTTGCTGCCTTAAGAACAGAATCAAAGTTTATTTCTTCACCTGTTATTATGTCTATCCCAACAACTTTCTTATTATTGCTTTGCGCAACCTCTGAATAGTTAATATGAAGTAATGGGATTCCTTTTTTCTTTTCAGAAAATCGAAACTTAGATTCTTCAGGCCATTTCAAATTTAAATTTGTTTTACAGTTTGTTCTAGAATTATATCCATAAGAAGGATTTGTAGAATTGAACGTTTTTATCCAAAATTCTTCTCTTTCTTGTAAATTGTCTAGATTTTCTACAAATTCCAGTACTTTGAATATAAAATTACTTTCACCATATTTGTTCCAGGAACTTTGCAGATGTAAATTAAAATGGCTATTTCTTCTAAGCATATAAAAATGTTGTCCTTTTCTTCTATAATGCCCTATAGCAGAGCCTATATAGATTTTATTACTTACATTGTTTCTAATCATGTAAATACAAGGTTTTCCATTTTTATGTATATCTAAAGTCTTCATTTATAAGTAGTTTATTACTTATACGTAAATTATTTCAAAAGGTTCATTTTTATTTTTAGGAAGTGCATGTAAATTAGGTTTTGTGTAGGCCAATTACTTGGACCATATGTTCTTAAAGATAACAATTCAGGACGATGAATTACTATTAAATAATCACTTGCTTGGAAAATTGACACTTTGTTATCATAATATTGTTTATATACTATTTCTATATATTTCTATATAGTTCAGACTATCTCTTCAGTTTTATATACTGTTCGGCATTCTTGGGTATATTATATTCTAAATATAAATATTTAGTTTCAATACCTAGTCGTTGCACCTGTCAAAGATGTTAACCTTTGAATTGGCTCAGGATTGTCCACCTCTGGAGTTTCCCTGAATTAACCGAATTACGTGACTCTTATTTTATATTTCATAGAATCTATTATATAAGGCTTTATTAGGTTAATAAAGTCATTTAAAGACCGTTTACGGATATACAATGTATTATCTTTTCGTATTTTTGTATCTAAATTAAATTTATGTTTAAGTATTTTAGATAATAATATTACATCAGGTTTATTAAATCCAATAGTTGCAAAAGAAACACCGCTTCTTTCTCTAGTACCATCATCCATAAACCAGATAGCTAAACCTAAAGCTTCTATTTTTTCAATATCAGAAATATTAACAGTTTTCTTGTTATTAATATACCATTTGTTTCTATAATCAGAAAAAATCTCTAAAGATTTTGTTTTTAATTCGCAATGTTCGTAAATTTCTTTTTTAAATCTTTTATCTTTTCTGTATCTGGTATATATACCGTTGTTACATAGTGTTTTTAGTTTATTGTATTTAAAAAGTATATATTCTTTTTGTTTTATACAATGACTTATTTGTAATCTAGCGTTTTTAGAATACTTTCCACTAAAAGATATACAACCATCCCCTAATAAAGATCCAATTATTACCTGTATTTGTTCTTCATTTGGAAAAATATTATTATATCTTGTTATACCTAAAACAGAATGTCTATATAAAAAAGTAGACAGTTGTCTATTAGACATTTGTAACGATTTTGAAATTTGATTTCTACTTAAACCTTTATCTGCAAGATCTTTAATTAATTCTATTACTTGCAACGTACCTTTCTTTTTCATTTTTATATATGTATATATACACATACGATTGTAAAAACAAAAGGTTACATTTTATGCCAAAAAAATCACCTCCAAACACATCCCTCCTCATAGGAAAATGCATAAAATTATTATTTAACCTCTCAACAGTCTCTATTTCACGGTTCATTTGACTAAGTTGAATTATAGTATTTTTGCCATATTTTTTCATTTCCATGAACATATACTGCAGTTCGGCTAAAATTTCTCTTTCTTTATCTCCTGCTTTACCTTTAGTTAGTAATGTATGATCTAGTATTATAATTAACCACTTGTTTAAAGCTATTGTTTTAGAGAAATGTATTATTGTATTTCTCATTTCTTCTACGTTTCCTGGAACATCTACGTAGTATATAGGATATTGTTTTAGTTTTTCAGTCTCTTCTTTTATTTTATTAAAATCCCCATCTTCTATTTTTTTGTCTTTATTACCACTATACAATTCACTTGTAGTTTTCTTTAATTTATATGATAATTTACGACCTACTTGTCGTGAACTTAACATTTCGTAATTAAATGATAAGACAACAAAATTAGCTTTAGGATTTAATTCAAATAAATCAGTTTCTAAGGAATTAACAAAACTTGATTTACCACTCGTACCACTATAGTTTTCACTACCAACTAGGCCTTTTATTCAAGTATTTAATCGGCTGTTCTATATTGTTTGTGGTCTGGACTATATCTTCAATTATAAAGCTGATATAGGACGAATACCTAATTCATTTATGTTCCCACTTTATAACTGTTCCTGCATTTCTACTATTAATTATATATTATTTTACATGTTTAATAAGATTTCTACTTAAACATAATGTGCAATTGCTCTATCAAGCACTTTTCTAGGGTCTCGTAAGATTATCCTAAACGTATATAATTTTTAGTAGGTCTTTCGACAGTCTCTACGGCTGAATCTAATATATAAAGGAAAGATATCTCCTCACTATTTCTAGATATAGACACGTGAAATCTTTAACCCACTTGTGTCAATGTATATTAGCCTATGCCTCGGTATTAGCATATATTATATGTGGATTTACACATTCTATACTTAGCTTTCACCGATATTCAGGAATGTTTATTCTCAGGCAGTATACTACTTGGAATAATATTTAAATATATATTGATGTTCTCTATTGTGTTTTTTATGATTTCCAGAAAGAGATTGTTGTATAGATCTATATTTTACATCTAAAATTTGTGATGCTTCTTTTAAAGAATCAAATTCTCCAACATATTCTTCTACTAATTTATAAACTTTTATTTTAGTATAAACGTTTGTGAATTTTTTATCTTTCCACATTTGTTTTGAATATTCAGATATTTTCTTTTTTACTTCTTCAGAAGGAATATAACTAGGATATATATCTCTATTTATATTATATTCAGCATGTAATTTAGTAATCCAATATTGTTCTCTTTTTGGTATATCTTCTTGGCTACATTCTTCAATCATAAAACATCTAAAAGCCTCTGAATTCTCATTCCAAGCTTCTTGTAAATAAGAATTAAAGTGTTGTTTTCTTTTTAATTGTCCTAAATGTTTATGTAACCTATGATATACATCTTTTGAACTTCCAATATATCTTTTAAAATTATAGATATTTATTATTTCATAAATACCTGATTTTTTCCAATAACAACTTTTTATTTTCATATAATAATTTTATTTATTATACGTAAAATAAGCGGTAAAGTTGTACTTTTTTACCAGAGATGCCAGCTATTGTATAAATTGTATTTGGTTCTATACCACCCATACACTGTCGATTAAATTTCTTCCATCTGGTCTTTAAAGAATCTATTACACCAGATCTTCTATCGTCTATGTATTTAACAATTTCGTCAGCTGCTTCAGAAATATGTCTATAGTTTAATACTTTATAAGATGTCTGTTCCATAGTTCTGATTGTCATTATCTTCTTCTATGTCACTGTTCTTAAGTACAAAGTCTTTAAACTCTTCCCATTCATGATTAGCTAACCAATTAATCATTTTACGCATATAAGGCATTTTACCAGTTCTAACATAGAGTGCCAATTGATATTTTAAACACTCTATAACTAATTGATGCTTATCTTTACTTCCTTTAATTATACTTTTATATATTTCCTTAGCTTTGGAAGTATTAGTTCTAAGGTATTCTTTAACTCCGTTTGGCCTTATTATGTGTTTTGGATAATTTTCTAATAGTTCTTCAAACATCTTATCTATAACCTTAGAATCAAATACAGGTAGTTTTATAATATCATAATCTTGTGGTAATCCTTTTATACCATACTTTATTAATAATACAAAACCCCTTTCTTCTAGTTTATCTAAGCATGTTTGAAGATAGGAACGATCTGAAAAATAAGTCCGAAGTTTATTATAACTTTTACGTCTCATAAGCTCTAATAAGATATACTCATCAGCTCTTAAGTTGTATGTATTAATAAGTTCGAGATCTATTTCCATACTATATTAGTTGTTATTAAAGATATAAATTTATTTTGTATATCTTTGTTCATTAATTAATTCCTTCATGTCTTCAGACCTTCTGAGAAATATATTTTTATTTTCTTCAAAACATATTTTATCTCCCATACGTCCTATTATTAATTCTTCTTCTGATATATTATATACACCATTAGATATAAGAGTAAAAATTAGATAAGAAGGATCATTATATAACTTTTTACTTACCTTTATCTTTAATGTATTTGTATCAGTTAAAGGTACTCTTGCTAAGTCTATTAATAGTTTATATATTCCTAAATTTGTAATCATTTGCTATATTTTAATGTTTCCAAAAAGGTGTTATCATAGGTTCAGCTTTTATTTTTACTTTTTTACATATAACCTCACCTGCTTTTTCCATACATTCTTTTTGTATATTAGAATAATATTCAATAATATCTTTTTTAGCTTCTATAATAGTTTCATCGTGTACTACAGAAATAAGTTTAACCGATGCGTTTTGTAAGGGCCTTATGCCGTCTGATAATAAAACATCTCTTAATTTTATAAGAGCTATCTTTGTCATATCACTAGCAGAACCTTGAATAATAGTATTTTGAGATTTTCTTTCTATACTACCTTTTATCTTTGCATATTTACTACGATCGTTTTTATACTTATTTAAATCATTCCATTCAGGAAACCATCTTATTCTATTTATTATACTATTAGTTCTTATATAACCATTATCTATTCCAAATTGTCTGGCACTTGCAAATAACGTTTCTAACTTTGGAAAATTAGAATAAAATAAATCTATTAATTGTTGTGCCTCTTTATCTGAGATATGTAATCTTTTTGATAAAGTAAAAGCACTCATACCAAATGATATACCAAAATTTAATGTTTTACCTTTTTGTCTGTATTCTTTATTTTCGTTTGTAGAAGTAACAATGAATTCTTTCTTAAAAGAAGCTGAAAACATTTTAGTTGCTACGAAGCTGTGTGGATCGTTACCGTCTTTAAAATATTGTATGTAAGATTCGTCATTAGAAAAATCTGCCATAATTCTACTTTCCTGGTTACTATAATCAGCACAAGAAAGTAAATAATCATTATCTGATATAAAACAACTTCTGTATTCTTTTGTTCTAGGAATTTGTTGTAAATTCAATTGTGTTATCCTATAGATATTTAATCTATAGTTCTATAGATTTCTTATTTTCTATAGTTCGGACTATATCATTATCTCTTACAGTTAAATATTTTTTATACTTACAAAATAATTTTATTTCATCAAATCCTTGATAAAACCATTTAGCAAAATCTTTTCCTTTTTTAACTCCAGAATAAAATTCTAAATAGTCGGTATATTTTCTTTTTGCTATTTTTGGTATGTAGTTAGTGTAAAATTTTTTATTAAACCAATTACAAAAATCTATAATAAATTGTTTATTGTTATTTAAAATTCTAAATTCTCCACCTATCCATCTATTTGAAATTTTACTTATTCTTCTTTTTATATTTCCATCTCCGTCATGTAAACCTCTTATGTACATTCTAAAACAATCTTCTGTACTAAAACTGGAGATAAAAGGTAAAGTTGTTGTTTTATCTTTGGTTATATTTAAATTTTCTAAATATTTTATTAAATACATAGAACTTAATCGCAGTTCATAGTCTTTATCTTTATATTTAAATATAGGTCCTTCATATTCAAAATATTCTTTTAATTTTGTAAGCAATCTAAAAGAGTCTTCATTTCTAATTCTTATTATAACTCTTTTAGTTTTAACTGAAATGTAACCATCTGTAGATACTAAACCTATAAAATAACAGAAAATAGGATTATCTATATCAATCTTATCTTTGTTAAATTTATATTTAATTCTATTGTGTTTCATATAAATGTTTTTAAATACACTTATACGCAACAAACTATAGATAGTTACATTAAGATATCGGTTTTTCTTGGGTATATTATTGTTTGCTTACTCAATACCTAGTCTCTGAACCTTATAGTTACATTTAGCATTCACTATCTTGGCTGCTGATTAACATTTCAGTCTTCCAGCAATTTAACCGATTCAATATATATATTACTATATATACGCCCAATTTTTTAGGATTTCTAGAACTTATTCTTCCTGTAGATACTATTTGATTAAAACTAGTATGGATTCTATTGTCTTTATCTATATATTTATGTATATATTCTTCTCCGAACGAAGTAATAATTTTTTCTTGTTGTCTATATTTTAACAGTTTACTTATAATAGGATCATAATACTCTTCATCTAACTGTTCTAATGCATCTTTTCCTGCAGAGTTTTTCCCATATTTATCTACTGCATTAATATTAAATACTTTAGTTAGTATATCATATACTTGTTGATCACTACTCCAATTTACATGGGTTAATCGTGTATCATGATCCCCAAATAAACTTAACTGTGTTCCTTGTTTTCTATAATTAGGAGCTTTTGATATAAGGTATTCATCTAATTCTTTAATAGATATCTCTCTGTTTTTTATAGTTTCTTTTATGACTGTTTTTAGTTTGTTTATATCTATTTTAAAACCATTATATTCCATATCCCCTAAAACCAAAGTAAATCTGTTTTCTAAATTTATTACATTTTTTAAATTATATAATTCAATAAGTTCTTCCTGTTTATTTTTTATTTCTATAGGATATACAACATCCATAGCACCATAAATTATTTGGTCTTCTGTGTAGTCTTTATTTCCTATATAAATAAATTCGTTTCGTGTATCTTTTTTAATTTCTTTATTAAAGTAATGTTTATATACTCCAAATAATGAAAATCTTTTACTTTCAGATATCTCTTTAATACTATATCGTCCATTATAAATAACTTGATCTACTATCATTGTATCATAAACATTATTTAAAACAATATCATACTGCTTCAGCATGTTATAATCAAATTTTATATTATGTCCTATATATAGTATTTTTGGATTTTCTAATAAAGGTTTTAATAAATCTAAATTAAAATCTCTTGTATCTATTATGTATTGATCTCCTTTTAATGTTCCTATTTGGAGCATTTTTACAATATCCTTAAGAGGATTTAAACCTGATGTTTCTGTGTCTAAACATAATTCTGTTTCGTTTGATAGAATATTTATAACTTTTGTTATATCATCAAGTACTGTTATCTTCTCTGTCTGTGTTGTTTTCTTCGTTGTTATTAGGTGTATCATGTTCTTCGATTATATAACATACTTGTGTTTTCAGTACTGGTATAAATATATTTTTATCTTGTTTACTTTCACACCAGTAATATTTGCCAGAATCTGATACTAATACTACATCAAGAACGTCTCCAGCTTCTGCATAGAGACGCTCTTTATTAGTAGTTCTATCTTTACCTAATACGTTTTTAGATAAAACTAGTTTCATAATTTGTTAACTTTTTAAACTATATCTTGTAAATTCTTCTTGTATCCATACTCCGTAATTTGCAAGATGTTGTAGTACGTTTATTTTAATTTTTTCATCTTTAGATAGATCTTTTAACATTGGAAAAGGTTGATCTTCTAGTACATATAAAGATCTAAACTCTAATATTTTTTGATCTATTGCTTTTGCTAGGTTTCTTTCATCTGATATTTCACATCTTTTTATCTGTCCTGTGATAACATCATAATAATAAGCATGTCCTTTTTCTATGAATTTTTCTTTAAAATAATTATATAGAAAAGTTTCTATAGATTCTCCTGTATGATAAAATCTTACACATAAAGGATCTGTAACAAGAGCTTGTTCTATAACAGGTTCTATTTTATTTATTGTTTCATTTCTGTATACAGAAGCAGGAGACATTCCTTGTCCGCCAAATGTCATTATTATAGCAGTATCATTAAAAGAATTAACTTTTGCTACTACACGAAGATAATCTCTTCCTACAGTATTTCTTACTAAATGATAGAAATCTATTCTAATTTCTTCTTTTGCTAGTGTTTCTGTTTGTTTAATAGCATCTTCGATAAAATCACAGTTTTTATGGTGGTGCTTATTTTCTGTTATTTCCATGTTTAATACTTCTGAGATAGAAGTAGGTAATTGCCTCATAGCATTTAATAGTATGGTATCTGCTAAATTGTTTAATGTTTCACTTTTAGAAAAGTTTTTATTTTTACAAGTTAAAGCTAATATAATACCATCGTTATCGTTATTAAACGTATCAGCAACAACTAAACCATTTTTTGATTCAAAGCTCATGATAAATAAATATTTTTATAATTATTTAATAATACCCTCTTAGATTTATTAGAATTTTTTGATCGTTTCTTTCTAAGATTTCTATTTTTTATTTGAGATTTAATTGTATTTCTTATACTATTTTTCTGTCTATCCTCTTCTATTTTATTCTTTTTGAATAGATTATTTAGTATAGTATCTTCAGAAATTTTATCTTTATACTCAACTTTTTCTTTATTTTTGATATAAGATTTATACTTATTTTTAGAAGTATAAGCCCAATCAGAATACTTATCTCTTTCAGATAATAATATACGTTTGACTATACCGTCTTTGGAAATACATACCTTCTTATTTTCCAAAGTTTCTGGAACTGTAATAACCTTAAAATAACTTTCTTTTTTAATATTTCTTGGGTGTTTCTTTCCGTAATATTTTGAAGTTCTGTTTTTATTTCTTTTTCCTTTGTCTGTGGTATTTTTACTTATTTTAGTACTAGTATATTTATTTTTGGGTAGTAAAGAACTTTGTTTATAAAGATTAAAAAGATAATGCTGATCGTATTCTTTTAATAATGTAGAACTAATAATACAACTATCCTGTATTCCCATTTTAGGTAATACATCATCAACAGTTTCATCTCTACTTAAATATATTTTTGTTGTTCCTTGTAAGTAATGGTGTAAAGGAACTCTTACTATTTTTTTAATAGGAAGTGTTTTGAATGGTAGTATAAATATAATAGATACCACCTTAGTTTTTTTAACCTTCTCCGACATAATGTCTCCAGTGTTTTTGATGTTAATATTTCTATTTTATCAAATGGATTATTTCCAAACATACGTTCATGTTTTATAATATCAATAACAACCCATTTATATAAATAATGTATATTTTCATTATAGTATACCATACCTTTGTTATGGTATTTACTAAAATATATTCTTTTCTTTACTTTAACACGTAATAAAGTAAGATTATCAGGATACTTCATTTGTTAATTTATTCTTAGTGCCTAGAGGTAGTTTAACTATAGTATGTTCTTCTGCCATACGTAACCTAATAGCTTGTCGATCACGAGAATATTTCTTATAATCAAATGAAACTTCGTATCCTTCTTTATTTATACGTTTAGCCTTTAGTAATTTTCTGTATCTTCTAGATCCTACTTTAGCTTTTATATTTTTCTTTTTATTACCTAAACTATTAATATGTTCCTCTCTATTCTTTTTTACTTTGTCTATTAAATCTTTTAGATTTATAATAGCATCATTTATATGTTCATATTTGTCAAGAATTTCACGTGCTTTATCTCCTGATACTTTTTTAGTACCTCCCATTAATTTCCTAAGACGTGTTACATCTTTTGCTGAATAATTACGTTTCATAATATAATTTTGATTTTAGTATAATTATATATAGCCTTTCTATATCTCATCCCTTAGAAAGTAGAATGATTATTGTTATCAGTAGGGAAAACGTCATCTAACAATAATGTTAAAAATCGTTTAAATAAATAGGGTTATTTAATGTATAACCTCTTTTTTTATCAAGTAATTGAAATTGCATCTTGGGTTCTTCTGGTTGGAATCCAAAAGATCTAGCATAAGAGTTATAACCTATTACAGAACCATTACATCTAATTTTATTAGATACGATATATTGATGCCAATGCGCTATCCAAGCCATATCAATACCACGATCGTTAAATGCTGGATTAGCAGTAGCAACCGAATTCTCTCTAAGAATCCATTTTTTCATAGGTACTTCTATACCTCCAATACCACCCTGATAATTAAAATGATCACCATGTGAAAATATATTAATATAACCAAATAAATCAAGATATAAATATTCTGATTCAGCTATAATAAATTTTACATTATTATATCCTTTGGTTTCACTAAAAATACGTTGCATTTCGTTATACATTAACCACTCATAAGAGTTCTTATAACCACTAGTAAATCGTTTACGTTTAGTTGTTCTACCATGATTACCTGGTATACTTGGTATTAATATTTCATTAAATATTCCAAGTTCAGACAAAGTTTTTACACCTCTAACTAATAAATCTTGAACAAATAAAACAGCTTGTGGTGGAGTTAATAGGTTTGTTTCTTCTAACTCTTCATGTATATAGCCAGTAATATTATCACCTAATAAACCTAATACTAATTTGTCATATTTATATCCTGCTTTTTTTATTTGTCTTAGCATATAAATAAGACGACTAAAATATTTTTCTATACGTAATTTAGCTACATCTAGATTATACATATTAAGACCATTAACAATAGCCTTAACTACTTCTTCTTCAATATGAATATCACTTAATAAAGTAACAGGAATAACTTCTTCTTTAAATTTACTATTACTTTGTATAGTTAAAGAATCAAGATTTTCTAATGTTTCTATTTTGATTGCTTTAGAAAAATCTTCTCTATCTTTATATTCATCTACTTTTTTATTAAGAAGAGTGTTTTGTCTTCTTAATTCTTTTGTAATATTTTTTGTTTTAGCCATA